CTGTTATTCCATCCAAATCCGCCACCTCCCACAAAAATAACGCCTCGCTGGGCGGGATCATTCCTGCTCATCTTTGGGCAGTCGCCTGAATGCCAGCGTCCCCATCAACTTGCGCCGCAGGTTATAACTGTTGCAATGCTTGAGCAGTCCCAGGTAACTCTGGACGCTGGCGTTCACGTCCTCAAATCCAACTTCGCCCCAGGTGTAGGCTCGCTGCAGGTACTTGAGTCTCCGCCGCATCTTCCTTGCCGTGGACTTTCGCAGCTTTTTGTGCGTGCTCCATATCCGGTACCCGACCCAGTCGATCCCCTGGTCTATCGTCCTGATGCAGGACTTGCCATTCAGCGTCAGGCGCAGGCGCTCTGCCAGGAATGTCTGAATCTCCTGCTTGATCTCACGCAGGTAAGCCTTGTCCCGGTGTAGGATCAGGGAGTCATCCATGTAACGCATGTAACGCTTGACATGCAGATCGTGCTTCACGAACTGATCCAGCTCGTTCAGGTATAGGTTGGCGAACATCTGGGACGTCAGGTTGCCAATCGGCATGCCCACTCCCGGAACCCGCACTCCGGTGAACCCGCTGTCGTCCAGGTCCACTCCGAACTTGATATGCTCGCACCTGATGATGGTCTCCAGGAGCCAGAGCAGATCCTTGTCGGCGATCAGGCGCCGCAGGATGCCCACCAGCACGTCGTGATCGACCCGGTAGAAATACTTGGACACGTCCATCTTCAGCGCGTAAATCCGACCCTGTTTGCTATCCAGGTCTCGCAGCCAATATTGCAACCGGTCAGCCGCTTTGTGCGCTCCGTACCCAACCCGGCAGGCGTAGGTGTCTGAGATATAGCGCCGATCCAGGGGCGGATTCAGCACCCGGTAGATCGCCCACTGGACAACCCTGTCCTTAAACGGCAGCGCCATGATCAGGCGCTTCTTTGGTTCATAAACGAAAAACTCCCGGTAGCTGCCGACCCGGTAGGTCTTCTCTCTCAACTCTTCCTGGATGGCGACCAGGCTGGCCTCAAGGTTGTGGGTGAACGCCAGCACCTCATTCCGGTATCGCTTGCCCTTCCTGGCCTCTCCGTAGGCTGCAAGCAGGTTGTCGAAGTCGCATATGGCAGGATAAAGATTCTTGAGCCTCTTCAATATGTCGCCTCTTAGAAAATAATGCCGGGCGTGGCACCCTTCACCCTCGGCTACTAGCTGCCTTCCCGGCGATTCAGTTTTTTGCCCGCAGGCAGGGAGAATGGCCCCTTTTTCCTGAGCGCTGGACGCCACCCCGTGGGGCAGCGCCTTCTGGCTGTAGGAGGAAGCCGCCCGGAACCCGATGTTGCTATTCGTATTCGTCCGAACATTATTCAGGTTCAGATTGAACACCCCGGCATTCGTGCCGTTGTTCCAATTGCCACCCCGGATCGGGAGCCGCGCTGGCCACTCCCCTAAACTTTCAGCGGGTGGTAGTTTTGAACCACCCGCCGATCATCTTGCCGATCTCCGTCAGATGCTTGGCCCAGTTCTCGTATTTGTTGACCGGCAGAAATCCCAGGTCTTTAGCCAGGCGGACATAATATCTCAGGGTCTCCAGGCTGATGTCGGCGTCCTGGATGGTGTTCTTTTTGTGGTACCGTTTGTTCGCCCGGACGATCTCTCTGAGCAGGTCAAACATCACCTGCTTGGTCTCTGCCGCCAGCGTGTGCTTCTCGCTCTTGGGATACTGCTTGATGCAGATGTAGCCGTACTGGATCATGTCGTAGGTCTTCTGGAGCAGCTTTAATTCTTCCATTTGCCTCCAGGCGGGCTATCGCCCGCCCGACAGATTACAGGGATCAGATCCCAGATTAGCAAAAAGCCGCCCGGAACCCGATGTAGCTAGCCGTAGCCGTCCGAACACTATTCAGGTTCAGAGCGAACACCCCGGCACTCGTGCCGTCGCCCCAACGGCCACCCCGGACCGGGAGCACCTCACCCACGTTGAGCATCCAGAATCCGTCCGCGCCGTGACTCGTGTCTATCGGTGCCAAGGCGAGTAGTTTCAGCAGGTTGGGCACCGTCACGCCGCCAGCCACAGCAAGGGTCTCAAATGTGTTGCCGGACACGAAGTTGCTGGCATTAGCCTGGGTAGACGTGTTAATTCGTGCCGCCCCGCTAGATGCTGGCGCAGCTACAAAATCGTATTTCAGCGTCAGCGCGGTGCCCGGAGCAACCAGGGTGCCCGCCTGAAGGATCGCCTGCCAGGCCGCGCTGCCGGAACTCTGATCCTTAGACCCGTCGGCAGCGTTGTTGTCCTGCAACACCTGGATTTCTCCGGCATTGATCCGCATACCGCCAACCCATTCCCAGACGTCGCCGTTCAGGTCGTAGATCCCGAATGGGGTTCCGTCGTGCGACCAGGCCAGAGGACCGGAACCGGTCAGAGTCCTGCCGACGTTCCCAGATTCAAACTCACTGGGAGTAGCTGCTTCTGACGCGATGTTAATGTCGCTGCCGTAGTTGTTGTTGCCCCGCGGCCAGAAGGGGCCACGTGTCTTGCAGATGAGGGCAATACAAGCCCACTCCGCGTTTGTCATCAGGTGCCAGCCGGTCCCCTTCTGTGTGCAGGCCAGCCGCGCATTGTCATAGTTAATGCCGTTGCCCGGGTCCTGCATCCGCAGGCTGAAAGCTCTCAGCGTCGTGGTTGCGCCGGTGTAGGCGCACAGGTACTTGGCAACGTAGATCACCGGCTTCGTAGCACCGTTGACCGTGAAAGCCGGATGGGGTGCCGTCGCCCCCCCGGAGAGCAACTGCGATTGCATCAGTAAGGGTACGACAACCATAATAGACGGGTTGCCCTGGTCATCGTACATGACCGTGTTTCTGCCGAAACTGGCCTGCTGGATGGCCTGTCTCCACTGCTCCTGCTCAGCGGCGACCGTGATCACGCCGTTCCGCAAGAACCGCTCTGTGAGTTGGTTCTCGACGCTGAAAATTGCTTCTGCCAATTGAGCTTGGCTGTATGGTCCTGGGATGATTTTCATGTCACATACCTCCCATTGGCGGCATTGGCGGCATCACCGGCAGCGGCCATAGATAAGCGTAGTTCCGCCGCAGGTCGCCCTCAAACGTCGGCAGGTAATTCAGCGCATCTGCGTCTGTCCCTTTGACGTCGATCTGCCCCTGCAGGTCTATGTCCTCGTCGGCGAAGCTGACGCTGAGCGTCACTGTCCCCTGGTTGTCAGTCAATTCGTAGGTCACTCTTCCATCACCGCCATATTAAGACTTGCGCCCTCGCTCACGGCGTAAATTGGGATGTAATTAGCCGGGTTAAAATCCTGCGACCATGCCGCCCCCGGTTCGACCGGGAAGCCGGTCTGTTGGTTCACGGTTGACGACCCTACCCGCATCCGCAGGGCCTGGTCCTCGTTCTTGATCGTCAACTGGCAGCGTGTTGTCAGCGCCGATGCTCCGGCGAACACCTCAGCCGGTGTTGCGGTCACGGTCTTGACGCCGGTGACCGGAGCTTGGGTGATCGGGTTGACCAGACTGATCAAATACGCCAACCTGGCTAGGGTTGACCCGGATGAGTTGGCTGCATCTCCCGTGCTCCCGAGGCCAGGGATGGCAGTCGTGCCATTCAGGTAGCCCAGAATGGTGCTCGATACGTAGTTTTTTATATCCTTTAGCTTCGCGTTGGCTGAGCCTGTGGCGCTGGCCGCGTCGGCCTGTGCTCCAATGCCGGGCTGAATCGTACCCGTCTCATAAGCGTAAATGGTGTTGGTCAGGTAGTTGATCAAATACGCCAACCTGGCTAGGGTTGACCCGGATGAGTTGGCTGCATCGGCTTCTTGCCCCAGGTCCTGGACCAGGTTGGCCAGCCTCGCCAAGGCGTCCCCGCTTGCGCTCTGCCCGTCGCTGACGAGGCCCAGTGCTGCGGCCAGGGCTGTCAACTGGGACGTGGTACTCCCGTATATCGTGTGCAGCGTAGTGTCCAGGGTGTCCATGTTCCCATTGAGAACGCCGATGTCGGCAGTGTCGGTCAGGTCCGGCTTAACCAGGCCGTAGTTCGAAGTTGGTGTTGACATGGTTGCGCCTCCTTAAATTGCCCTAGTCTTCAGGGCACCCCAGGTGCTGGTCTTTACCCCAGCCCAGGTTAAAGCCTCGACGTTGCCCCAGGTGGTATAAGTAAATGCGTAATTCACCGCCAAATGCGCTGGCTTGATCTGCTCGATCACTGCCTGTAGGTCGGCCAGGTTCGGCGGTATTCCCAGCGGGTCGACGAACGTCACTATGAAGGAATATGTCTCCGGGTGGTTGGCGACGCTCGCTGAGCCGTCCACGTAAGCCTCGGCCACATTTTGGATCATGGTGATGGTCACGGTGCCGATGCCCCGGAGCTTCGATTTGATAACTGATCGGCGCTGGTCGTCCGGCTTCCCGGCCATGGTCGTGATTCCCAGCGTGCTTTCCCAGATGCTCAATCCCCAGGTGGCCGTGTCCACAAAAAACTGGTTCAGGACGTCGTTCAGAGCGGCCTTGAGGCTGTCGAACTCCATCCCGTCCGCCTGCATGGCCGCCTGCATCACGATCGACGTGGCGTAGTACGGCGGAATGTAGCCCATCATCTCCTGCCCTTTGGGGCTGGTCACGCTCATGAGAATGTCACCGTCCCCGGCACGGCCGCTTGCCCAAGGGCGATGGCAATGTTGGCCGTCCCCCCGTTGGCCAGCAGGTTGGCGTAGTCCGTCACCCCGGCCTGGTTGAGTAGCTGGGAGCCGATCTGCGCCCATTTAATGGAGACGTTCTGGGTCGGCGGATTGTTTGTCGGGTCGGTCACAAATGCCTGCCCGGCCAGGTAACTGGTCAGGGCGGCCACGAAGGCCGTTTTGATGTCTGCCTCGGCCACCGTGCCGTCCATGGTCAGACTGGCCGTCACGTTGATGGGTACCGCTGTGGCAGCCGTCACTGTCACTGCCGCCCCGATCGGGGCCTCGCCGTCTCCGGTGGGCAGGCCCCCCGGGCAGATTGCCTCCTGGGCTGCAGCCACGATGACGACGCTGGCCGGTAGGTTGTCCGCCCCGAGCAGCACCACCTTGACCGTGCCGTTCCCGTTCCAGAGCGGGATCACCTGGGCGTCTCCCACGCCAGGGATTGCCATGGCCCATTGTTTGTAGTCCGCCCTGTTCCCGCTCGTGCCCGGATTCTGGACCTTGGCCAGGTATCTTGCCAGTAGGGCGGTGTCGCTCTCCTCGTCCGTGCCATCTCCGTTCATGGCGGTGTTGGATATCGAGGCGACGCCCGGTATCGGGACCGACAGTACGGTGATCGTCCCGAGCGCCACGTTCCCGGCTGCCCCGGCCACCACGGCGGTGATCGGCACGGTTATGCTGCCGCCTGCCGGGATGGTCACAGTAGCGTCGGTGGTGAACTCGACCGAGGCCGTGCTGGTGGCGTTGTCCGCCGGTGTGCAGACCACCGTCTCGGTGGCGATGGGCGTTCCTGCGGTGCCCGTGATGGTCAGTGTTTCGGTGGCGCAGACAGCCGCTTTCCTCGGGGTCAGGCCGACCTCACCACATCGCAGATCCAGGTAGGCTCCGTAGGTGGTCTCGGCGAATCCGTACTTGAGCACCTGCTGCGCCCAGATCGCTGCTGTCGCCAGTTCGATGGAGGCCGGGGTGACAACGTCCCAGACAAATGATCCCTCTGTCGTGTCCACCCCGGCAGGGACGTTCCCCAGCATACGCTGAAGGATGACGTCCTGGGTCTGGTCCGCCAGGTATTCCGGTAGTGCGTCGCTCATGACATTGTCACCTCGCTTAAAATGGTCGCAGTCTCTGCCTTGACGCTCGTGATCTGGCAGGTGAAATAACAGGTAGCGCCGTCCCAGGCGAACGCGAAGGCGTCGACCTTGGCCGTCCTGGGGTCGACCATCAGGGTCTCCGTCACAATCCGCTGGATCTCGCTTTCGTTGGCCGCCCTTGTCAGGTTCCTGCGGATCAGGTCGTCAAAATCCTGCCCGTAGATCCGGCTGTAGACAGGGTATTTGTACCTCAAGGTCAGGAGCGCCTTAAGACCCCAATCTGTCCAGGCCTGGACGCCCTGTGTGGGCACGCCCTGCCCGGTCGCCGTGGTCACGAAGTCGCCTGCCGTAAAATCAAAATTCCAGCTTGTCCCGAAGTTCACCCGGGAGGCTGGAGTCACTGTCGTCTCCGGCGTGGCCGCCGGTACGTCTGTCGGGTAGATATTAACCATCATTTGCCACCACCTTGCAGAGTACTACGACGCTCAGTCCGTTGTTGACAGGTATGCAAAGCACCCGGTCTCCGGCCTTGAGGTCAGGTTTAATCTCGACGTGTACCTGGTCAATCGTTGCCGGGCCGAACGCCCAGGCTGCTGCTCCGGTTACTTGGCCGCCCTTCGAGTCCAGGAGGCCGCTCTGGCTGCCGCCCATGGCGAAGGCCGGTATGTCCAGTTTGGCCTGCCAATCGGCCACCAGGTAACTGCTGATCTCGTGCTTGAAGGTGTCCAGTTGCACGCCCCCGGCTGCCGTGATGGTGCCCAGTTCGGCCGGGATGCCCTTCAGGTTCTTGTCGACGTGCTTCTTGATGTGCCCGGTCACTGATTCGGCCAGATCCTTATACGGATTGGTTACCATTAGTATAATATTTCCTCCGCACATAGTCCGACGTCGCCATTTGCACGGTCATATGGCCTGGTGATCCCAGCGTGTGGGAGACGTCCGTCGCTATCAGGTTCATGCCGTTCAGCACGACAGCGTCCCCTGCCCGCATGATGTTGATGTCCGGGCTGGTCACCGTGAAGGTCTCCAGAAGGCCGGTCAGCAGGGCGGTCGCTGCCGCCTTGGCCTCCGCCGTGGTGGTGATCTTGCTGTTCTGGACGAGCTTCTGGAGCGTGCCAAGTTGCGCCGTCTGGGCGCTGGCAATGGCCAGGACGGGCGTCTTCGTCCCAGAGGTCTCCTTGCCTAAAACCTTGACCTGGGTGATCGCTCCTTCGAGCGTCCGTAACTGGTCGATCCCCTCGACGTTCTCCAGCACCCAGACCGTGGTGTTGCTGCCGATCACGAACAGTCGCAGGCCGTTCTCCGTGATTCGGGGACGGTACATGGTGCCCCCCTTCATGCTCGTCTCCTGGATGTCCGAGAGGAGCATGCTGTAAACCGTCCCCCGGTGCGAGGCTCCGGTGCCGGTCGGGGCCAGGAGCACCCCCGTGCCCGGTATGGTGTCCAGAGGGATGCCCCAATCCGAGGCGTACTGCTTCAGGCGCTGGTCGGCCGTCTGCCCGGCTGGGAACAGGTACTCGTCCTCTGTTTTCTCCAGGTAGATGGTCTTGTCGTAGACGGTCGCCGTCAGGTGTTTGACGCCCTTGTTCTGGCTGTTAATCTCCCAGACCACGCCCGGGTGCAGCAGGTAGACCATGGTCGTGCCGCCCAGCGGCACGCCGCTCACTCTGAATGCCTGGCCGTTGGCGATACCCGGGAAGTCGTCGGTGACCACCATCTTGATCTCAGCCTTGTAGGCGATGTTGCTCAATGAGTCCGTCAGTATGGCGCTCTCGACGATGTTTTTTAGGTAATACTGGTTATTGAGGATAAACTCGTAGTCCTGCTCGCCAAATGTCACGGCCATCAGGGCATCACCAGAGCCATTCCCGGTTTAATCAGGTTCGGGTTGGGGCCGATGGTGCTTTGGTTGGCCGTGTAAATGGCCTGCCACTTCGAGCCGTCTCCGAGACACATCTTGGCGATAATAAAGAGGCTGTCCCCGGACTTGACCGTGTAGGTCTTGGGGACAGGCTTTGTGTCCGGCCGGGTCTGGAGCGCCGAGACATTGACGGCCGCTGCCGCCTGCACCTGCGCCTGGGTCCGGACGGTAATCGGGTTCCACGTCCGTAGCGTCAGGTCGTAGTAAACGTCGCCCGGTTCGCCGCCCTGGAAGGTGCTTGTGTGAGCGTCAACCAGCACCAGGGTGTTGACGACGGTGGTGGTGATGATCAGCCGGACCGGCTTCTTGCTCACCGTCCAGGTGGTCAGTTGCTGCATCGCCTGCTGCGGGTCCGGGATGCTGGCGTACTGGCAATATTCGCTGTCGTAGGCGATCGGCAGAAAGCTGCTGAGGCTGATCTCCGTGACCTTGGTGCCGATCGTGAAGTCCGCCTCTCCCATGTTGAGGATCGTGACCGTGTCCAGCAGCTTCTCCCGCTTGATGACGATCTTGTCGGGGTTGACCGGCAGTTGGAAGGTCACGCCTGCCGTGTCGTCAACCAGGTAGATGTCCATGCCCTCACCCCGCTCTCTGGGCAAAAAAATAACCCCTTTCGGGGTTGTAACTGCGCTTGTGTTTAGTTGCTTACTTGCCGCCGATGCCGATCTTGATCTGGCCGCCGTTCCTTCGCTTCTCCCACCAGACCATAGTTCCAAGCGCTGCGGCCAGGACGGCTGCGACGATCACAATGGACAGACCGTTCTGGGCAAACCAGCTCCATACCCCTTGCAGGACGCTCGCCGCCACGCTGATCACCATAATCCACAGGAACGCCTTGGCGCTCCACTTGAAAACCTTAATGCCGAAGATCCCCAAAATTACCCCGATTGCAATGATCACTATCATGTCCTCGCCTCCTGCCCCACAGTATGGGACTAGGCTGCGAGATTAGCAATGGCCTCCCGGAACTTTTGGGCGGTGATCGTTGCCACTTGCTCCGCCATCTCGTCCAGGTCGCCGGTGCCGTTGACCTGCGCCTGCAGAGCGCCGTCCATGTAGATGTTGATTACGTGGCCGCTGCTGCCGTTGCCCCCCCCCAACCCCAGCCGTTGTCCGGCCTGCTGGAAGAGCGAGAACGAGTTGCTACTCCGGGAGAGCGGGATGATTGCCTCTGGCCCCGCTTCGGCCACCAGCCCCAGGTGTGGCGTGCTGAAGATGCCGCCCGTGGCGTGTTTTTTGGGTGTCGGTGCCACTGCTGTGACTCCGGCCTGGTAGCCTGATTCCGTCCCGCCGATGATTCCTTCGGCCTGACCTACCACCCACTGACCTGCCGCACCAAGGGTGCCCTTTGCTTTGTCAAATCCGGCGACAAGGCCGCCGACCATTGATTTCCCGAAGCCCTCAAAGGCCAGCACAACCTGCCCGATTGCCGAGGCGATCCTGTTAGGGATGGTCAGTATCCAGGTGGCAATCTCTCCTGGTAAGGCGGCCACCCAAGCGACGGCCCTGTTCTTGGCGTTCTGAAACCAGGTATCAAAGTCTGCTGCGATCTGGGTTAGCCAATTGACGGCCACGTTCTTGGTCTGCTCCAACCACGATCCGGCTTCGCCCGCGAGCGCGGCGATGGCAGCCACGGCCTTGTTCTTGGCTTGCGTGAACCAGGAGGCAAACTCGCCCGGCAGATCTCTGAGTTTGGTAACGCTTTGTCTAACAATGTAGCCGATCTGCTCCGGCAGGGTGCTCATCTCGGTGCCGATCAGCTTCCCTGGCAGGCTCTTTAACGATGCCTTGGCCTGGTCGAGCGGCGAAACGACCGCTGGCCCACTGTACGCGCCAGATGTCGGCAGGTGCCCGGTCTTTGCCTTATAGGTGTTCTGGTATTGCTGCTTGTCGTATTGGTCGGAAGACAGGCCTCCGTGCTGCAGCTTGAAGACCTCTTGGCTGGCCCATGATCCTGCCGTCTGGGCTGGTTTCCCGACGTTGGTGTAGCGGATGATGGCGTATGCCAGCGCCGCTGCTGCCGGCCCCCAGACGAACGGGTTGGCCAGAACGGCGACGAAGGCCATCCCCATGGATGTCCCCGCTACCGCCTCGGTTCCCACTACCGCCTCGGTTCCCGCTACCGCTTCTGGTGCCGCTGCCTCTGCTGCCGGGGCGATCATCCCCTTGGCCGCGTTAATCGCGGCCACGATGAGCTTGACGAGCATGCCTCCGCCCAGCATGTAGAACAGCCCTCCGGTCACCACCGTCCCGCCGATGTTGCCGTGGAGCAGATCCTTGAAGGCGTCTCCGACGGTCAGCACCAGCGCCTTGCCCCACGCCTTTATGGCGATCTCCGCCAGTTGGGTGAATAGGGATATTATCCTGCTGCCTCCCGGGCCGCTGACCCAGGCGTTCAGGGCGTCCAGGGCGTCGTCGGCGATCATGGTTAACTTGCCGCCTAGTGAGGCGTTCTGGAATGCCGGGTTGTTGGTAAGTTGGTTGACGAAGTTAAAGAAAGCGGTCGCCGCCTGGTCTAGCCCCTTCGCTGCGGTCTTGCCGACGCCCTCGAAGAAAGCCTGGATCTGCGGTTCGTACTGCTTGATGAAACTTACGATTTTCCCCATAATCTTTAATAATTCCGGGGCGATGGCGTTCACAAACGGTAAGAAGGCGTCGGCAAAGCCGTACCCCAGTTGCTGGGTCTGCATCTGGAGCGCCTTCATGTTTTGGGTCAATTCGTGCGCCTGGATGGGGTCGATCCCGATGGCCTGCACCTTGCTGGCGATCTTGGCGTTCTCCGTGTAGTCCTTGAGCAGCGGGATCATCTGCTGCCCCCTCATCCCTAGCACCTGGGCGACGAAATCCTGATCCTTGCCCGCTGCCGTCGCTGCAGCGTATCCCTTAGCCAGGTTGGCCAGTTGGTCGTTGTAGGACAATGTCTTGCCGCTGGCGTCCTTCAGTGCCACCCCGAACTGCGCCAGCCCCTTGGTGGTAGCGTTACCGCTTTTCCCGGCGGTGTCCACGGCCTTGTCCAGCCGGATCATGGTGCTGGTGAACAGCGTACTGCTTGTCCCCGACAGCGTCAGTACTTTGTTCATGTCCGCCGCTTGCTGTGTGGACATGTGCATTTTGGCGGCCATCTCGTAGAGCGAATTCCCGTAATCGGCCGCGCCCTTGGTCAAGGCAAACAGCCCGAAGGCGGACGCTGCGACGCCGATGATGGCCATGGGGTTGCTCAGCAAGCCGAAGACGCTGCTCGCCTTGCTCTTGAGGTTGTCCAGGCCGCTGCCGATCTTCTTGAGCGGCGCGCTGATCTTGTCCTGGATGGTGACGGCCGGGTTGACCTTGATTTTGTTCAGGGTGTTCATCTGCTTCTCGGCGTTGCCGGTGAACTTCTCGACCGTTGCCCCTGCCTTGGCCATGCCCTCGTCCACGCCCGAGGTGTTTGCCCCGATGGTAATTATTACATTTTTGCCTTCCTCGTTCTCTGCCACCTTCGCATCACCTCCCGCCCTTATTGCCCTTTTTCTCCCGCTCGATCTCGACCTCAGCGCAGCACATCAGGAACTGCTGCTCGCCCCGGGAGAGATTGAAATATTGGCTGGGGAGCAGGTGGTGCTGGCTCCAAAGGTTAAACAGCACCGTTGCCAGCCCCCCGGCCTTGATCAGTTTTTTGTGTCGTCGAGGTCGATGTTGTAGCCTGAAAGGTCAAGCACTATGTCGCCCAGTGCCGACATTTCTCCGGCCAGCAGTGCCCGCTTGATGACCTCTTCGGGTCCGCTGGCCTTGAACTTGCCGGTCAGTGCCGGTGCGCCCCAGTTCGGCCTTTTGGTGGCCGCCGAAATCAGCCCGACGTTGAAGTCCTCGGTGTCGATCCGGTCAGCTCCCGTCTTCTTGTTGTGAATGGTGCAGCGTTCCTGGATCTGGAACACCTGCTTGCCGGTCAGCCCCATGAGCGTGACCGGGATCTTCAGCCGTTCGAGCACCACTGTCTTCTCTGGGATGATGTCAGCGTCCAGAAGACGCCGCAGCACCTCCTCTTCGGACAGTCCCTCGATCTTCTCTTTACTTGCCATTGCCCCCCACTCCCCTCTTTACGATGCGACGATCGGGTCTAAAAGCTCGTACCCGCTAAACGTGAACGCTACCGATTCGGCGACCTCGTTCCCCGCCTCCCAGTTCGCCAGTTGGATCTTGTCAAACATCACGTTTTTCAGCCGGATGGTCTCGGAGCCGTAACTCTCCGGGTCAGCCAGTGTGGAGAGGATCTCCAACTTGGCGAAGCCGTTGGCGATCATGCCGCTGGTGACGTGGAACCCGGACAGCGTGCCGGTGCCCTTGAGCGCCCCCCGCTTGTGCCGGGTCCAGTTGTCCCCCGATAGGAGCAGTTCCTTCTTGACCTGCTCGACCTCGGCGACCAGCTTATTGAAGTTGGTCTGCCAGATTCCGTTGATGTACGCCTGGCCGTAGGTGCCCAGGATTACTCTGGATTCGTCCAATGCCAATTAGTCCACCTCCTTATCCGTTGATGCATCCGGTGCCAAAGATGCGCTCCATGCTGTCCACAATCGTCGCCGTGTACGTCCAGAAGAACTGGTCGCTCTCTGCCGTCTTCATGGCATCGGCATCCGTCTGTACCGTGAAGTCGGCGTCCAGCAAATCCGGGGCCAGCGTCTCAAAATACTGCTTGATAGCGCACAGGAGCGCCGTCTGCCCGATGGTGTTGTTCAGGATTTTCCCGACGTAGCTGCTCTGGGCGGCCTTGGCGGTGTCGGTGGCGATTGCATCCATGATCCTGATGCACTTGATCTTCCGCCATACCTTGCCCTGGGTCTCCGAGAACGTGGTCAGGGTGTCGATGCCCTGCTCGACGATGACGTGCTCTCCGTCATAGGTCAGCACCAGGGTGCCTGCGTTCAGGGCGGCGATGACCTGGTCGTTCGTCAGTCTGGGTGTCACATCCTGGAACGCGGTCACAGCGTAGGTCAGGCTTTCGCTCAGTGCCTGCCCCGAAGTCAGCCCGGCGATGTAACAGGCCACCATGGCGCTCGGGTAGGTCACGCCGTCCAGGATGCCGCTCACGCCGACGTTGATCACTCCTTCGACGTTAAAGCCCAGACTCTGGGCGTTGGCTGCGGTAATCTCCTGGTCGGCCACGGCCGTGCCGCCCATGTAGGTCGTGACCATCTTGCCGTTTCTCCGTATGCGGGCGATCCAGGCGGCCACAGATGTCTGCAGCGCCGGGTCGGTTGCCCCGTCCAAGGTAAAGGCGTTGATGGTCTGCGCCTCAAAGGCCGACATGGCGGCGGTGTAGTCGGTGTTGGTGATCCCGGCCAGACCGTCGTTGCCTCCGGTGAGGGCTACATTGCTGACCGCTGCCAGGGTGCCGTTGCCCGGTGCCGGGCTGGTGGCATTGATGTAGGTGTTGTTGGCGTTGGCGGCGATCGCTGCCACGGCGTTGGCGGCAATGCCCGCCCCCTTGGCAAAGGTGATGACCACCAGTTGCGCCGTTCCCTCGAACAGCACAATGTCCGTCATGGTTGCCGGACTGACCGGGTTGTCTCTCACGGTCACGTTGAAGGCTCTGGTGGATTCGTACTTGGTAGTTAATGTCAGGGCGTTGGCGACAGCGCTGTCCTTCAGGGTCACGCTGCCCTTGGCAGCGCTGGCATCGGCCATCCGGTAGGCGAGCACCGTCTGGGGCTGTCCCAAGAGCGCCAGGTAGATGCTGTCGTGGGCGGTGTAGGGTGCCGAAGCCTCGCCGTAGTAATTATCCAGGTCGGTCTCGCTGGTGATCTGCACCATCGTCTCGATCGGCCCCCAGTTGGCCTTGACCGGGATGGCGACGATGCCCCGCGCTCCGGGCGTAATTGCCGCCAGGGCGGCTGCCACGAAGTTCATGTAAAAGCCGGGCCTGACCGGCAGGTCTGTTTTCGACCAGTTTCCTGATGCCACTTAACTCACCTTCCTTTCTAAGAAATCCTTGATCGCTGCCCGGACATCGTCGGTGGACAGTTCGCTTTTTGTGTTGCCGTAGAGCGCCCCGATCACGATCTCCGGGTACACTCCGAATATCTCCCTCGCCCTGGCTACCAGTTCTGCCCTCGGATAGAGGGTGGGCTGGACCTGGTCCTGGGCGATCTGCTTCTTTTCTGCCCTCGGGTAGGGGGCGGACTGGACCTGGTCCCCGGTGATCTGCTCCTCTTCCATCATGTCTTTATCTCCTCCTTGGTCAGCGTTACGGTGTCCATCAGCGTGCCTGTTAGCGCGCCTGCGATCGGCGGCCGCAGTGTCACCCGTTGCAGGGTGACGGTTGCCTTACTGAGCAGGTTGCTCTGGCCGTCGGCGCTGGCCGCCGGTGTGATAACGGTCAGCCAGGTGTTGCTCGTGGGGTCCAGCGGGATCTTGATGGCACAGGCCAGCCCGGTGATCAGGGTTGCCGCTGCCTGGGCGTGCTCGTTGGGTGTCCGCCCAAGTAAGAAGCCGGTGAGTTTCTTCTGCAGCAGATAGCTGCTCCCGCCCCGCTCCTTGGTCTGGGTGCCGGTCAGCATCCAGGTAACTGATGGCCGCTTGAATCCCCGCCAGCCGCTGTAAATCATCCAACCGGGTAGTGCTGCGGTTGTCCAGTTCGCCAGGGCGGTCAGCCAATCGTCCGCCTGGGCGTTCCCGGCCAGATTGACGACCACTGCCCGGAAGAAAAACAGGTAGCGCCCTAGCTCGTCTCTGGCTGTAATGGACGGAATATCCTGCAGTTGCGCTATGTACTGGTTCTCTCCGACAGCGAACGTGCCGTCTGGGGTCGTCGGGTAGAGAATGCTGCTCAGTGCCGCCCAGATGTTGGCGTATCCTGTCGCATGGTCCGGGCTGCGGACCTGGACGTAAAGCTCCCGCCATGATTCAGGCGGCTCCTCTGGCGATGGCCCGCCTGCGTCAAACACTGTTATGCAGGCTGCTGGGTTTTCCGGCTGGTACTCGTAGAAGATGTCGGTGCCGACGGTGCCCATGCCCTGTGTTGCCAGGTAGGTGGTAATGTCCTCGCTGATTGGCATGGTTTACGCCTCCCCGTGCAGTTGCTTGTTGGCGGCCGTTACCACCGCGGTCTGTACTCGCGTTGCGAACACCGGCAGGTTGCGCTCCACCGGCCCCGTCAGGTATGGTCGCCCGGCTCTAGCGGGAATGTGTACCCGCTTGCCCAGGATCACGTAGTTGCCGTCCTTGGATAGACAGGGCAGCCCTGCGCCATATGGGTTGGCGCTGCCCTTCCAATGCCGGATCGATACCGCCATGACCTTCTTGGTTCTGACCGAGACATCGTGCGCCTTCGTCCCGTCATGGACATATCTGGCATAGGGTGCTGCCGGGCCTCCGAAGCCCATCTCCACGTTGACCTTCTGGCCGTCGATGACCGGCTCCTTGACATACCCGGTGTCCCGCAGGGTGCCGGTGTCGACCGGGGTCTCTTTCTTGCAGTCTGTCATGGTCAGTTCGACTTCCTGGTAGATTGCTATTCCGACCACCCGGGGTGCCTGGCTGCCGATGATCTTCAGGTTGGCCAGTAACTCCGGTAGTCCTTCGACCTTGTAGCTGATCATTATGTGTACACCACCTTGTGGTGCGTTGCGCCTGTCTCGTCGACGAGCGTGGCAATCGAGATAATCAGAGGCTGGGTGCCGTCGGGCAGGGTGATCCGGTCGTCCGGCCCCACCGGGGTCAATCCGTCCAGGTAGACCTGCGCCGTGCTGACAGTATCTTTTCCCTTGGTGCTCCTGGTCATCTTTACCTTGCCCTGTACCTTGGCTGCGTAGGGGACGGCCGCTCCGTATTGAGGTTCGGCGGCTCCGTTCTGACCGGTGCAAGGTTCGATCGTGATTTCCTGGCAGAGCAGTTGCTTCAGCTCAATCTCCATAGACGCCTGCCCCCGCTGCGGTGCTCGTCGGTCCATCAGCGCCCATCATGCCGCGCTTGAAGGTCGGCTGCACGGTGGTCGGGTCGAGCGTCTCGTTCAGCTTCTCTGTCGGGCTGATGCCCCCAGAGTAGGGTTGCGCCATCACGGCTGCGTCGACCATGATGTCTGTCGCCAGCTTGCGGTATGCTTCCGCCTGCTGGGAGAAGCTCATCCTGAGATCCCCGATGCTTCTGTCCGCCTTTCGGCTGTACTTTGCTATCAGGTTCAGACAGCATTTATAGGCGGCCACCTTAATGGTGCCCTCCTGGTTGATGCGCCAGTTGATCTCCTCATTTTGCAGTTGCGGATCGGTGTCGTCGGTGTCGCCGATCAGGAATCGGACCGCATCTACCGAGGTCGTGCTCGGGTCCCCGCTGTAGCTCCAACTCATCCGCCTCGACCTCCTCTTCGGTCAGAAAACTCGCTCCGACCATGGCTTTCAGGTTGGGAAATGAAGCGGCGGACGGCACTATTTGGCCGCCCGCGTACTCCACTCCGTCGGCCACGAATGCTCTCCGTGCCCGGTAGACTTTCATGGTTAGGACACGCACCCGGCAAAGAAGCAGCCCAGGTCAGCGCCAACGACCTTGATGTCGAACGCCATTTCACCCTCGATGCGCTCTGTGCCCTCACCCAACCAGGGCATCGGGATGCGCCCGATCCGGTTGCCGTATGCGCCCGAACCAAACAACCCGTTCCAGGCGAAGCAGTAACCGCCCGAGGCGGTCTTGATGCCAGGGGACGGTGCAGCGTAGGTCAGCAGTGCGCCTTTCCCGAACACAAAGTTGATGTTCTGGGTGGCTGCACCCTTGGCGGAGGCGTTCTGGACGGCCGCTGCCACCAGCACCTTGTCCACGTCCAGCAGGGTCGCCAGGAGGTCCGGGGTCACAATGCCGCGCTGAGTGTACTTGATGCGGTCCAACACGATCGGGTGGTTCCGCAGCGCCTTGTAGGTGTACGGCCCGAGCACCAGGATCTGCGGCAGTTTGCCGGTCACGCTGGCGATCGCCCATCGCTGGGTGTCGATGTCCTCGATCGGGTTGCTGTTCTCGTAGTCGTCCCAGTGAATGAAGGTGCCCGCTCCCTGATCGGCGGACGGTGCTCCAGTCATGTCGGTGCCCCAGACGCTTGCTTTGAAGTAGCTCTGTGCCCAGAGGTTCTCCCGGCGGAGCAGCATCTTGTCGGTGACGAACTGGACGGCGTCCTCATCCGGCCGCAGCGGCTCGTCGCTGTTGGTCCGGTCGTCGTCGGTGACGTCCTTGTGGTATGCCCACTTGATGCAGTAGTAACTCGGGGTGTTGTCGATGTCGTAGCCGCCGCCAGCCGATTCGGTTCCGGCAGCGCGCTCCACGGCCTCGTCCCGCAGCCAATCCTCTTTCTTGTAGACGAAGTACCGATCGCTTTGCTTCTCGACCGGGACGATCGGGAAGACTTTGTCAGCGATGTACATATTCGGGTCCTGCAGGTACGCCACGCTCATGTTCGTGAGCGCGGAGTCGATGTGGGTTTCCTGAAGGGTAGGGCTAGGCATTCAGTTTCACTCTCCTCTCGTGTTGTGCTTAGCTGAGCAGTCCCCTGGCAGACAGCAGGACGGTGTGCAGTTCGCCGACCCCTCCGCTTTCCAGGGCAATTCCAAGAACAAATCCGGCGGTCGCCGTAATGGCCCTGCCGGTGGCGTCACATTCTACGGATTGCCCGGCGGTCACGCTGGCTCCGTAGTAGACCATGCACTCGCCCAAGATCATGACCTGCGCCGTCTGCCCGATGCCCGGGGTGTTAACGATTACCCCTATGGCGTTGGCTCCGAGGGTGGCCGGGATGACATGGCCGGATGCGTCGACCGTGACGTAGGTGTACTGGTCGTGGGTGAAGTCCGCCCCGGCTACGCGGGACATGTACTCGATCGGGAGTTCAGTCGCCATGATTATCTGCCCCTCCTATTTCGTGCCGCTGCCTGCTCGTGCTGCAGTTCGGCATAGAGATCCGGGTGCTCCCGGTAAACCTTGCGGATCGCCTGCTCCTTGGTCAGTCCGGCGGTGTCCTTGGTCACCATCTCGGCCGCCAGGGCGTCGATCTTCGGCTGCGCTCCACTCGGAGCAGAGCCGCCCCGGCCGATCTCGCTGAACAGTGCGCCCTTGGTCATGGCCTCGTCGGCCGCCGAAAGCACTTTGTCCAGGGCCGCGTACTCCTCGGGGGCCTTCTCGCTGATCCCCTTGAGCACGGTGGCGAATCCATCACCCATCGGCAGCGCCTTGTAGATGCCGACCTTGTCCTGGAATGCCTTGAGAATCCGGGCATCCTGCTCTACCTTCAGCAAGCTCTCCAGGTCGTCGTTGCGCTTCTTCAGCGCCTCGAAGTCGACTTTAGTTACCTGCTCGTTCTTGTCCACGTTGTCCCCTCCTTGATTGGTTTCAGCATCCTTGTCGTCCAGGTTCTCGTCGGTGCCCGTGTTCGCGCCGGCCGGGTCGGTGCCCGGGTCGATCTCGTCGCCGTTGCCCTGGCTGTTCTCGGCGGTGGCGATCACTGCTGCCAGATGGCTGTGAGCGGCCTTGAGTTTGCCCAGGTTGTCGGCGCTGATCGTGCGCCCGACCTTGGTCAGGGCGTCAAACACAGCAGCATCCTCGCTGGCCGTCTCTTCCTGGCCATGAAACAGTCCCTTGACCAGGTCGACAAAGCGTTCGCTCCAGATGCTTTTCAGCACATTGGGGACGTCGCCATCTTCGGCGTCCGGGTTGGCCTTAGTCCAGGCCGCCTTGACCTTGGCCTTGACACCTGCCAGGTCCCCGGCCGGGATCTCGACCTGGTTGCCCCGGAAGCCCTTCGGCCCCAGTGCAGCCAATGCTCCCCCCACCTGCGCTGCCGTCACCGCGTGCGTTTTGTCCTGGAGCCGGAGCCTCCAGGTGCTCGGCTCGTTGGGGTCAGGCACGTAGGCGTAGGCTGCAGCCGTGTACTTCTCCCCGTCCTCGGTCTTGGTCGGGGCGTCGGCCTTGTTGAGCGGCGTCTCGTCGCAACCCTTGCAGGTCTTCTTGCCGCAGTCTGCACACGGGCAGTCCTTGCAGTTTCCGCCCTTGCAGATGCTGCAGAACGGCCCCTTGCCGTCCTTGGTGATGTCGTCCACAGCCTCGCCTCCCTCGCTCTTGATCAGCAAAAAGCGCCGCCGGTTCGCTGCCCGGTCGACGCCACTGACCTCTGTTATTCGCATGTTCACCAGTTTTGGCACATGCTGTCCCTCCTTCTAAATCCTCTTGCCCGAGCCGCCCATGCTAAACCCGGTGATCTGGCCGCTCTCCACCTTCGAGAAGTAGTTGGGTGCCCAAACCACGCCCATGAGCCAGGTGCCCTTGGTGATCTGCTGCGGCCCCTCTGGCGTCGCCAGCTTGAAATCGACCGGGGCGGCGTAGCACTCCACGATGTCCCCGATGCTGTCGTTCCAGTCGCTGTGCATGTGCCCGAGGCCGTCGCCCTTCTGAATACTGTCCCAGATCGGGGTCACGTCCAGGGAGATCTCGTCTCCCTTGCTCAGCGCCTCGGTGATGCCGTCCAGGAGGTCCAGCGCCATCTTGGTAAGCTCGCTCTTGCCCTGGAGGTGCTTCATGAATCCCCAGCACGCCTTTTCGATCTCTGGTGCGCTGGCTTCGTCGCCCTGGCTGTCCTTGACCAACGGCTCGTAGACCACGCCCAGGGTGTACCTCTGCTGGGCGTCTGCCTTGATGAATCTGCTCGTATCCCCTCACCCCCTTTCCGGGAATATAAAAGCCCGCTTGTGCGGGCCATAAAAAAACCGCCTTGAGGTTTCCCTCTTGGCGGCTCCTGGCTTATTTAGTCGTGCTTGAAGAACTCGGCTGTGCTTGCGATCATCTTGGCGACCTTGTCGCCTGCCCAGCCGTCGTTCACGATCAGTCCCTTAGCCACGGCGTGCTGGTAAACCGGCAGCGCCTTGAAGGTGGCCAGGTTCATTCCGCTGGCCTTGATGGCCGACAGGAACTCGGCGCTCTTGTACGGTGGCAGATCCCAACTTTGCTTGGTCCAGTCGGCGTTGTGCAGGTCGGCGTCCAGGTTGAACACTCCCATTTAGTTGCCCCCCTTAGATGCTTCGGACATATGGTCCCATGCGCTTCCCGGGACAAAACTCATGCTCCTGCCGTCATAGGGGAATGCCCAGACCTTGGCGGTCCCGCCCAGCACCACTAACTCCTGCTCGTCCCGACACCCATAACCGCTCTGACAGGTACCAATTATCCGCTCTACCGGAACAGTCGCTCCTACCACCATTCTGTTAAATTCCCCGCCAGAAAAGTCTCTTGCGACCGACGGGTTGCTAGAGAACGAACTCATAGCCTGCAGGCTGACGTCCATCGTGCGAGATTCCCCGTCGAATTCTTTGCTAGGTATCGGAGCCTCCCCTTGTTGCCAGCACATGCCTCGCATCACCGGCACCTCGGTGATCCCCTGCCCTTTAAACCAATCCTGGGTATTGTCATATTGTGCCCGCAGGAATGCCTGCATGCCAGGCTGGATGTCATCGTACTCGCTATGCGCTGCGTCCATGATCTCGCCATCAACGTGCCCCAGGCTATCTTTGGCGTCAATCCCAAATTCATTTGTGGCAGCGATCTGCATCGCCACTCCCATGGGATTGTGGTCGCCCGACGTCATTGCCCAGTTGTGGATAAAGTCGTTGACGATCTCGCCGTCTGGGTGGTCGGATGTGTAGCCGAGTTTCTCTTTGGCCGCCTGCCAGTCATCGTTCCCTTGCAGCCTAGCGGCGATCTCGCTGACGATTCGGGACTTGGTCTCGGCAGCCGATTCCTTCAAGTAGTTTATCCCATTAGGGTCCAGAAGTTTGCTCATTTGGATGGCCTGTGCTTTCAGATCCGCGGCGTTCTTCGGGCTGACGTCCAGATCCTTGAGCGTCCCCTTGGCCGGGGCCTGCTTCTCCCCGGGCTTGCCGTACAGCGCCCGGTGCTCATCCATGCTCCTGCGCCCAACTGGGCCGCCCTTGATCGATCCTTTGAGATCGCTGTAGGTTTTGGCCCCGTCGGCGTCCGAGAACTGTCCCTTTTCGTCGTGGTGCGGATTAAATTTGTCGATGTCGATTAGAATAGCCGTCGCCCCCCTTACCGTCCAAGCAGCGGCCACAGGATGCCCTACATTGAGAGCACCCCCCCGGCCAGGTGTATTCCTATTCGGGCAGTCGTTTTCGCCCCGCAAATCGGACATGAGGCAGCCGTTTTTTTGCCTTACTCGGCCTGGTCGGTTTCGGCTGTATCGTTCTGGTCGGGCTGATCGTCGGTGGTGGTGTCGTCGCCGTTGCTGGCGGTATCGTCTTCGCTGCCGTCGCCCTTGACCTCTTTTATCCCCAGGCAGCACCGGCAGTCCGGGTGCAGTGTCGGCCCGTCGACGTCCCCGAAGTCGTCGCTGTGGAACTGGCCGCCGATCGGCGCTGTCTTTCCTTCCATGTCCAGGCAGGCCAGGCAGGTCCGGTCGTCGTCCGTCACGATCCATTCCTGCACCATCGTGTCCGGCAGCAGTCCGTCGCTGGTTGCTTGTTGCCACGCTGCCTGCTGGCCGCCGCAGAGGCTGTCGATCGTCTCCGTCCTGGCGATCAGTTCCGATCGGTACTCCAGGAGCCTCCGGCCGTAGGCGTCGGTGGCGTCGTTCACCTGCTGCGCTGTCTGGTCGCCCTGCTGGGTCAGCGTGTCCTGGTAATTGATCACGGCCGCTACCTGCCTGCTGTGCAGGCCGATAAATGTCTTGATCGTCTTGGCCGTTGAGTATGGGTGGCCGCCGTTATCCATAGCAAAACCGATCAGCTTCTTGACGCCCAGCTTCTGGTCGTCCGTCACCTGGGTGATCAGGTCGCCGACATGCTGGTCTACCCACTCCTTGGCGTAGGGGTTGTTCAGGGCGAAGCTGCCGGTGATCCCTATGCTCTGCAGTTGCTCCGTGGCCTTGACGCCGCACTTCAGCACCACCTTCAAAATGGCTGGCGTCAGGTAGCCCTTGAGTATCGCCTGGTAGGCGTCCCAGGGCAGCAGGCTCGTCATGTCGCTCTCGTCAACCTCGCCTGCGATCTGCGCCAGGTTCTGCTGCAGTTCCGTGATGTCCAGGCTGTCCCGGTAGTGCGAGACCGCCGCGCTGAACGCCGTCTGCACGTCGCCCTGGTTCTGGTCGGCGATCGCCTGCAGTTCCTCCCAATCCGCCCCGACCTTCTTCAGCCGGTAGATGGCCCGATCAAATGCCTGCGCTATCTTCACCAGGGCCGCCCTGTTCATTTTGGTCGCCCCCCTAACCTTCGAGCGCCTTGCGTATGTCGTCCCGCATGTCGGTGAACAACCCGGCCATGTAGTCCTTCTTGGTCACATCTTCGTCGGTGACCAGGTTGGCCTGGTCCGGTGTCTGCGCCGGTTCCGGCTTCTGCCCGCTGCCGGGTATGGCTGCCGGTTTAGCTGGCGGTTTGCCTCCGGCCGGTGCGGCGTCCTGGGCGTCCTGCTGCTGCTGCGGGTTGCCTGGTGCAACCGCGGGGACGGCCTGGCTGTCCGGCTTCTTGGTCGGCAGGTGCGCTGCCAGCCGTAACTGATCCTCCAACTGATCGTCTGGGAATAACGGCATGTGGGCGTGGGCCAGCGCCGTGATGTAGGTTCCAAGTTCGCCCAGGTCGGGCGTCTCGACGTCGCCGTGGACGAGCTTCGGTATGTCGGTGATCCCCGGGAAGGCGTTCATGGCAAACAACTTCGGGATTGCATCGGTGTTGAAGACCTCGCAGATGCAGTCCAGGAATGCCCCCAGTGCCTTGGAGAACAGTTCTGTCTTGCTGCTGGCCAGCGCCATCGTCCCGACCTTTGCATGGCCGAGCAAGATAAAGTCGGCCATCGTGGTCATCGCGATCGCCTGGTTGTATCTGGTGATGATCTGGTTGGTGTCGAACTGCCGCCTGCCGCCGCCGCTGCTGAGCAGTTCGAAACTGTACCCGGTCTTTTTGCCGTCCGGGGTCTCCGCGGCTGGGAAGACCATGCCCTCCAGTTCGTCACGGCGGACATTCCTGACCATCGTCTGGATCGCCTGGTAGAGCGCCTTTTTGGCCGGTGAGGCGTCGGGCAGCATGAGTTCTGGCGGTACCGTTGCAAATGGCAACCCGGCCAGGTCTCGCTCGATCCCGATCGCTTCGATCTCTTCGATGTTCTTCTTGAAAAACCAGGGACGGTAGGCATTCCTCAGAATACTCCGTCCCTCGGGGTTGTTCTTGTTCGCCTTGGTCCTGAACAGCAGGCTCTTTTCCATCGGGATGATCCGCAGCGTGTAATCCGGTGGTGGTATCTGGTGCATCGCCAGGGTGTCGCCCGCCTCGTCGAACTCCCAGCGCCAGAAGGTCTCCTGCGCCCTGATCGGGATCTTGCGCCAGCTAATCCGGCCGTCGTTGTACCTGCTGCTCCGGGCAGGGTCCTGGGAGCTTCCCATGCGCCGCTTGTAGACCACCTCGTGCCAACTCCAACCGAAGACCAGGAAGCTCAGGATCTCGGTGATGGTGTCGTGCCAGGAGAATGCCATGTCGCGCATGCAAGTCTCCAGGAACTCCTTGGCCTCATCGTCGGCAGGCTGGTCTCCAGCCGGTTCAACGTCCCAGGTCACTTCCCGGACAAGCATCTCGATCGCGAACAGCATCGCCCCGACCACGGGGTCGTTGTCCCGCATCTCCTTGTAGACCTTGATCCCCTGGATGCCGCGGAGGTTTTGCAACCATTCCTCATATACCCAACCCCCAAACCTTGTGAGACCAGTGCTTCCGGTCTCAAGGTAGAGGTCTTTACTGGAAACTTGCGGAACCTGCACCTGATTGCCGTTCTTGTTGCTGGCGGCCACGCTATTCCCCTCCTATCGTCCCGGCCCCCTTTCGAGCGCCTGGAGCACTTGCTTGGTCACCACGATCAGCGGCTCCTCCGGGTAAAGTTCGCGGAATTGCCTGATCGTCTCCTGGTGCCGCTCGTGGAACCAGCCCTTGATTTCATACCAGACGCCCATGTCGGGCAGGTAGAAGTCCGGCGTGTATGTCCTGTCTTGCAGTTCAAATCGCCGGGGTTCATACTCCCAGGCGATCCCTCTTTGGTCGAGCGCCCTTGCTGCTCGTATCTCAAATGTTGACCGCATCCAGATCCGGCGGTCGCCGTTTACGTACCAGTTGCCCTTGCCGTGTGCTGGTGGCTTGCCGTAGCGGTAGCAGGCTGCTCCCTTTTTGCCGTACATGGGGTTCTTTTTACCGGCCCAGTGTCCCTTGCCGCCCTGGCCGATCTTGGCCCGGTGTTCGGCAGAGAGAGGAACCCCCAGGTGCTGCTCTCTCAGGTTCTCCCTGGTCTCTTCGGTATGGTGCTGGTTGTAGAAACTGTTGCGTTCCCCCTGGGTATAAAATCCCAGGGGACGTATCTGGACGCCCATCATAACCAGGTGCCGCTTTGCTGCTCGCCTATCGCATCCCAGCCGCTCTCCAACCTGAGTCATGCTCAGTTGCTCGTCCAGGTAGAGCCGACGCATCTTCTCGTCGTCGATCGGTTCCTTCCCTGCCCGCTCCCTGAACCGCTGGCCGATTAGTAGCTTGCTGTCGTCCCGCTGGTGCCGTCCCCACATTGCGTTCTTTTCTTTGCTGTGGTTTATTGCCACACTTATCGCCCCCACAGAACACACATACGGCGTCTGATCGGTGATCCCTGCTACCTCCAGCGGCTTGTGCCGCCCAATGTCGGTATGACGATGCTTGCCGGTACGTTGAACTCCTTGGCGTAGACCAGGGTCACGGCGTCGCCGCGGTCAGGGCTGCCCAGCCCCCTGGCCTTCATTTCATCCTTGCTCTCGATCTTCACCTTGCCCTGGCTGGTGTAACTGTACTTCCGGCTGGACAGTTGCCCCATCAGTTCCTCGTCGTCCGGCAAGCCGATCGGGTCGTCTCCGTTCGGGTCCAGCAATGCCCGCAGTGTCCACCAAAGTTCGCTGCTGCGGTCGTTGAACTGTTCCTTGTCGTGGGGCGCTTTGTTGACGTCCACGCCCACCACAGGCTCGCCCTGCTCGTTCAGGCGGTCGTAGACGCCGCTGCCCATGCCCACAATATCAATCTTGACCTCGGTGGCGTCGTTGTCCTTGCGCTCCCGGAGAATCCAGCCCGCTGTCTCCATCAGGTCGTGCTTGCGCCAGCCTTTCAACCAGCACACTTTGTGGCCTGCCCGCTTGGCAATCGCCGATTCGTCGCTGCCGTACCGGGCGATGTCGACGCCCAGTTCAACCGGCAGCCCCTCTTCCATGTCGTGCCACCGCTCCATGGCCGCTTCAACCCAGGCCAACGGTATCAGGACGTTGTCGCCCTCGACCGGGAAGTCGCCCTTCACCCTGGAGACGTACATCGGGCTGTCCGGTCCCCAGCGCCGGTATTTGTCCGCCACCCAGGCCGGTGTAACCAGCCAGGGCATCGGCAAGTCGCTGGTGATTTTGCTCTCCCAGGTGCCGTCGGCGATGTCTGCTTCCGTGATACCAAACGCCAGGAAGTTCGGCGTGTCGAATGCTGAAATCTTGATCCGGTTCACACCCGGGTTCTTGGCCGGGTTGAACAGATCGGCGAAAAGACAGACAGGGTCCGTCGGGTTGCCGATCACCAGAAGCCTGGCGTCGGCGCTCACCAACAGTGCATCCACGGCCACAAAGATCTTGGCCGCCACCCCTGCGCCCTCGTCGACGATCACCAGGATGTGACCGCTGCTGGCATGGATGCCCTGCAGGTTGTCCGGTATGTCGGTGGCAAAACCGAAGGCGTACCAGCCGTCGGTGATCTGGTGCTTGACCTGCAGCGGCTGCCCAAGGTTGTACTTGGCCTTACCGACGGCCTTGCGCCACTCCTGCCACAGGATCTCCCGCACCTGTCTGCCGGTCGGCGCTGTCGTTAGGACGATGCTGTCCGGCCAGGCCATCAGGTAGGTGATCCCGATCCTGGCGGCCGTCCAACTCTTTCCCGCTCCGTGGCAGCTTCTGACCGCTGTTTTGGGGTTCGCCCAAACTGAGGCCAGGATCTCGATCTGCTTCTCCCAGGGCAGGCAGGCCAGAACGTTCTCCCAGAACCAGGTTGGCTGCGTCTGGGTCGTGTGCAGGATCTTGTATGCCTCTTTAGGCGTCAGTAGTTTTTTCATCCATCCCAGCCCCAATCGCCAGCGCCGCCAGGGTTGCCCAGTCCATCTTCTCCTCGACCTCGTGCTTGTCGGCCACCTTTGGTAGCGCCCCCAGGCTCTGCAGCGTCTTGACGTGCTCCGTCTCGTCTGCCTGGATCTGCACCAGGAGGTCCGTCCTGATCCGTGGGTACCCGACGTGCGTCTGCTTGGTTTCCTGCTTGCCGGTAGCCGGGTCGGTCTCCGTCTGGAACTTGGGACAGAGCGTGGAGTACTCCTGCCAGCGGTAGGTCTGCCGCTCATCGTAGTTGAGGCAAAGCTCGAACACTGCCTCCTCGACCGGCAGGTGCATTGCCTCCGTGCCCTGCTCCTGGGCGTACTTGCGGATCGCCACAATGTCCCGGCCGACGGTCGCCATGCTGATGCCCAGCATCTCGGCGATGTCCTCGGCCTTGTATCGCTTGACATAACGAAGGCGCAGAACTTTTCTGCGCCTGTCAATTACCGTCCTATTGGGTCCGAAGCTCCGGCGCATGCTCCTGCGCCCCCTTCCCTTTACAATCGGCGTTATCCGCCGTCATGCTTTCTAACCAGGTAGGCCACTATGGCAGAAGGAAGTATAAAAACGACAACGGCGATCACGGCTATAAGAATCCATTTCATGTCGCCTCCTCCTCGTCTCCCAGTTGCGCCCCTGCCAGGTAGTCTGCACAGATAAGCTCCAGCGCCCGGCCCCGTGGATTCTTTTCGCCCAGCGCCTCGCTGTCGATGCAGGCGTCCAGCGCCTGGTCGACCACACTGGCCTGCGCCTCGAACAGGGCGAACCTGGTCACGACCGGGGCGTTCTCGTTCTTCAGGTCGGGCCGCTCCAGCACCTGCAGCGCCTGGACGGCCTCGATGACCTGGTCGTATTTGCCTGCGGGCGATTCCACCTTCACCTTGATTGTGGCGAAGGTCGCCCCGCTCTCCAGGAGGGCCTGCTGAATGAAGTCGTGCAAGCTCCGCTCCGTTTCCTTGTAGATCATCGCGCTGATGAACACCGGCTCTGTCTTGCGCTCCTGCGCCGCCTTGGCCGATACCGCCGTGTCGATGTCCGTGGGCATCTTGAGGAGGTCCAGGGTGTCCACAATTTTGCTCTCGTCGTATGGCAGGATGCCTGCCAGGTCGCCGGTGGTGATCGTCCGGTTCAGGTCGTGCAGCACGCCAGCCAACTTCGCCGGTACCGCCTCGCCTCTCAGGTAGTTCAGGTTGATCGTCTGCAGTTTGGCATCGATGTCGGTGTCGCCCTCTCTGACGAAGCAAGGCACCGTCTTGTGCCCCAGCTTTTTTGCGATCATCCAGCGGTGCTCGCCGTCGGTGATCCCGAAGCGACCGCCCTCTTTTGGTCGAACGACCAAAGGGTAGATGATACCCCGCTTCTTGATGTCGGCCTCCAGGCGCTTCATGTTCGCCGGGTCGACCACGTTCGGGTTGTAGTTGTTCGGGTCGATCAGGTCGATGTCGATCTGCCCGACCTGCTGCGTCTCGCTCATGTATCCTTGCCCCCCTGCTGGTGTATGCAGCTTCATAAAACAAGCATTATGTAAACTAAACCAGAAAGATAAAGGGCAAATTCCGCCATTTATTCCCGTGGCGGGCAATTTGCCCTTTTTCTGCATTATAGATAAGTGCTCCGAGTAAGCAGATCCTTGACGTCCCGAATGCTGCGCCTAGTTCGCTATTGCTGCCCTGTCTGTTTTTGCTTCCGGACCCTCACCAGTGCTCTTGGCGGTATCGTAAAACTGACCGGCTCTCCGCCCGCTGTCTCTATAAACAGCCATGCCTTGACCGGCTCATCCAGTCGTGCCTCGTAGCGCCCCTTAATCCAGCCGTCCAATCCGTAGACGCCCTCGGCCAGCTTGACCTCCATATATGCGCCGCAGTGAATGTCCCGGTCGTCCTGGCCGTCTTTAATGTAGTGCCGCCAGCCGCCCAGTGTCTCCTTCAACTGTAGTCGCCCTTCGATCAGTTCTCGCTCGTCTTCCACGCCATCGCCCCCTGGCGTCATTATAAAGGCCGCGGGTGACATTTGCAAAAGGTTCCCCAGGGCATCTCCCCGCTGCCCGGCGTCCGCATGCGCTCCAACTTCGCTGCGGTTCGCGGGTCGTGCTCGCAGTAGACGGCCTGCATCCAGTATCTCGCTTCCGCCGCTTTGCCCTCGATGTACTTTGGGCAGGCATCGAAGTTATGCTGGTCGTAGCCGTCCATTACTCGTCGTCCTTAATCTCCTGCTTGATCTGTCGCAGGTAAGCCTTATTGCTCTCCTCCAAGGTCACGGTGAACACCGTCCCCGGCTCGATCTTCCGGCCCTGGCTCTCGTCCCTGGTGGCGTATGTCATTCTGCCGATCGTGCCCAGTAGCGTGGCTGTGCAAACGTAATCTCTGCCGTCCTTGCGCTTCTCGACCGATACCACTACCAGTTCCCCTGTCGTTCCGATCGCCTCCTATATATTTAATGGTTGCCTGTCTAAGCGCTGCGGCCGAAACCGCTTATACTCAGACAGGCAACCGGGGGGCAGTGTCGACCATCATCCCGTTCTCGTGGCGGCTTTATGAATCCGCCTCATGATAACCACCCCTTTCGAGTATTCTGCATACAGTACATACGGCTCTTCGACCCCGTGTCCGCAGCAAGCAGCTGCCGCACCATCGATCTTGCCCAGGCAGGCATCATATCCCTCGACGGTAGGCATCTTGCCGCAGCGTTTGCATGACCTATTATCTTTATACAACGAGTCGTCGCTGTATCGCCATGTTTCGCCATCCCAGTATATTTCATGACCTCTGCCGTTAGCCTTTATTGACATCTACTCCCTCTAGAACGGCGGCTCGTCGCCGCCAAATCCGAGGTCATCGCCCTGGTGCGCCTCGTTGTCGCCGCTGCTGGTCGTCCCGCCGCATCCACCACCTGCGTCCTTCTTGCGGTCCAGGAACTGCACCCGCTCGGCCACAACGTCGGTGCTGGTCCGGTTCTGGCCTTCCTTGTCCACGTACTTGCTGATCTGCAGGCAGCCGTCCACGGCGACCATGCTGCCCTTGCCCAGGTAGGTGGAGCAGTTCTCCGCCCCCTTGCCCCAGACGGTGATTCGTATAAAGTCCGCTTCTTTCTCGCCTGCTGCGTTAGGCCGTGAGCGGTCAACCGCCAGGGTGAAGTTGGCCACCTCTTTGCCGGTGCTCGTATAGCGCATCTCCGGTTCTCTGGTCAGCCGCCCAACCAATATGATCCTGTTCAATTCTCGCCACCCCCTTGCGCTATCCTGATCTGCTCCGCCTGCTCCACCTGCGCCTGCGCCAGGCCAGTAGCTTTTATCTCTGCCCGCCGCTGTTCGACGTTGCGCTGCGCCCGTGCAAAGATCTCGTCGGACGTGACCGCCACGAACCCCTCCGGGTTATCGTGCAGCATCCTGAACACCTCGAAGACGACGTCTACCCTGAAGCCCGTCCAGGCCACATCATGAACCAGCGCCTCGGTGATGCCGACCTGCTTGCCTGCCGGTCCCTCCACCTGTTCTTCCAGCGTCTCTGTCTCCCGGCGTCCCGGTACGATTAGCCTGCCCCTGCGTCCCTTGTCTCTCACGTTTAGGTTGCCCCCCTAAAATTCGCATAGTCTCCTGCGCCGCCGTCGGCCCTGGTAATGGTCACAGCGGCTGCAGTTGTCAGGTATTATCAGCTTGCCGTGTTTCCTGCACAGGACGGCCTTAATTGTCGTTAGCTCCCTCGCCGGTTTCGGCGGGTGGTATACCTCGAACATCTTGGCCCTCCGCGTCCTTTGCCTATCTCCCCATCACTACCAGCGCCCGCTCCAGGCGCTTCAGCAGTTTGCCGTCGTGCGGGATGCCGTCTATTTCGGCCGCCCGATCGCTGCAGGTGACGCATCCCAGCAGTTGCTCGATCTCCCGGTAGTCCAGGTCGAGGGAGAGCGCCATCGCCTTGTCCGGTCGGCCGCTCTGTCCGTACCAGGCGTCTTCCGGGATAGCCCGCATCTCCACCTGGAACATATAATGCTTAGTGCCGATGCCGTGCTTCTCCATCGTGCCCAGTAGGTTTCGCTGGGCGTCCTTTGCTGCCAGCGCCAGTATGTCGACGTTCGCTAGTTCCATCTCCCTGCCGGGCGTGATGCGCCTGCAGGCGAGCATCGGATTCTCTATTATGCTGTCGCCCCCCTCTTCTCCTCGTGCTCGATCACCTTGGCGAACACGCTGGCCGTGCTGCCGTGCGCCGCCATTATCCGGTCATGCGCCATCATGCCGTACTCCGGCTTCAGGTCGATGTAGATGCTGTCCCTGCCTTCTTGCTCGGCTACCAGGCTGACTGTCCCTGCTCCGCCGAGCGGGTCCAGGACGGTACCGCCTTTTGGGCACCCGGCTAAAAGGCAGATCCTTGCCAGCGCCGGTGGGAACACCGCGAAATGCGCCCCCTTGAACTGCGCCGTGTTTATGTGCCAAACGCTGCGCCGGTTCTTGCCGGTCAGGTCGAAGCTGGCCGGGAAGTTCAGGCAGTACGGCTCCTTGCTATCATAATGCTTGCCCTTGCGGATCTTGCTGCGGTAGGCGACGTCGCTGCCGGTGGCCAGCGGCTCCTTGATCGCCTCTGTGTCGTAGTAGTAGTCGTGCCCTTTCCAGAGGTTGCGCCTCGTCCAGAACTCCCGGAGCAGCCTGGCCGTCACTGGTGGGTAGTCGACCGTGAGGCCGGTGCGCTTGTGTGTCCAGACATGATCCGCCCTCGGATGCCGGTCTGTCCGCTGCTTCCGTGGGTGCGTCCAGAACAGGGTCTTGCTGCTCTTGGTCAGTAGGAATACCTGCTCGTGGTTGCGTGTTGTCCTGTCCTGGACGCTCTCTGGCATCGGGTTGCCCTTCTCCCAGATGTTCTCGGCCCTCAGGTGCCAGCCGTCATCTCTCAGGGCGAAGGCCATCATCCAGGGCAGGCCGATCAGGTCTTTCGGCTTGAGTCCGGTCGGAACCCGGCTGCCTCGGTTATTGCCGACGTTGCGCTCCCTGCTATTCGATATACCGTTGAGCGCCTGGCTGCCTCTGCTGCCTGCATAACTGTCGCCCATGTTCAACCAGCAGGTTCCGTCCTTGCGGAGCACCCGGCGGATCTCCCGGAACACCCGGGTCAGGTTCGCCACGTACTCCTGCGGGGTCGGCTCCTGGCCGATCTGTCGGTCAATACAGAGAGCGCCGCACTTGTGGCAATACCGGCGGTCGAGCCGGTCCTGCGCTGCGGCGTGGCTGGATTGTGCCCCTTGGGTCTGCTTCTGCCCACCCCAGCGCCTGACGGCGTGATCGCAGCCCGGATCTCCGCCTTCCCATGTGCCGGTGCTGTAGTCTCGAAGCCCCCAGTACGGTGGGCTGGTGATCACGCAGTGAACGCTCTCATCGGGCAGGGTCGCCAGGGCGTCGAGGGCGTCCCCGATCAGCAGGGTGTGGTTCATGCCGTCGCCCCCTTTGGGCGGCCAACTAAGAGGTATTCCCGGTTCTTGCTCCGGTGCTCCTCGCTGGCCATGCTCACCATGTGCTTGTATTTTATCTCGTGCGCCTCGACGGTGCGGTACTTGCTCATCATGCTGACCAGGTCGCCCAGGCAGTCATGTTTGCCTCCGGCGTTGCCCATGCTCAGTATCCAGGTCGGGATATGCTGGGCGTGCTCGAACACCTAGCCCAGCAGCTTCTGGCCGTCCTCGGCGCTGAACTCACTCTGCTGTCGCTCGATCTTCTTGCCAATCAGGATCTCGTCCAGCGTCCGGTAGATGTCCTCGTAACTGGATGTCCCGGCGTAGGGCGGGTCGAAATATACGACGTCTGCCTGGATGTGGTCCAGGAAGTCCTTGACGTCGCCCTGGTGCGCCTCGTTGGCCTGGCCGTTGTCGATGATGCCCTCGTTGAGCAGATGTGCCGTGTGCCAGAGTAGGTCGGTGATCGGCATCATCGCCATCTGAATCGTGCGGCCGTAGGTGCGCTGCTTGATGAACTCGATCCGTCCCTCGGCAAACGGCCGGTTGAAGGCGTTAGGGCTGCTGAACTTGGAAAGCGGCCGGAGCGCCAGGATGAACTTGACCAGCAGCAGCTTGTAGAGCCAGTGCTTGCCTGCGTCCTGCGGAATCGTCCCGATGTACGCCAGGGCCTGGTCCAGGAAGTCAGCGTGCTTTTCGGTGAAGACCTCCGGTACGAAATTCTCCCGGACAAAGCCGACCGATGCCCACTGTCCGTTCAGGGCGTCTATTGCCCCCGGCTCGTGCTGGGTTAGTCGGCAGATGTCCAGGAAGTTTATGTGCTCTTTACTGTTCTCGATCAGCGCCTTGCCGATCAGGACGCTGCGGTCTGCCAGGTCGTTGCATAGCACCCGGTAGCCCAGCGCCTTGGCGTAAAGGCTCACCGATCCGCCACCCAGGAAAGCATCGGCAAACACCGGGGCGTCGCTTGCCCCCGGTGTCACCGAAAATATCGCTTTTACCAGCTTTCGTTTGCCGCCGAAATATGCGGGCAGGGCGTTGAAGAACTTGTTCATAAGACGTCGAGGTGCGCCGTCACGGTTTTGAGCTTGCTGGCCACCTGCTCCACGACCTTCGCCGTCAGTTCCTTCGTGTCCGGGATGATTATCTTAACGTCGCCGATCACGTACAGGCGGTAGGTGATGCCATCCACCTTGATGTTCTTTTTTGCGTTGCCTGCAAGCGCCCACTGGATGTCTCCGGGTGCAGGTAGTTCGGCCTCTGGCGTGGGCTGCATCGCTTTCTTGTCCGGAGCAACTGCTCTGCCAGTCCGGCCTTGACACTCCATCGCTTTGCAGAAGGTGTCGCCAGGGAATCTGTTCTTCAGGTGCTCACTGGCGTGCTGGATGTCGAACACCCGCTGTATGCTGCCGTCCAGGTCGCGCTGGTCGTCCAGCCAGTGCGCCAGCCGGTCGATCAGCGTCATCGCTTCGTCCAGCGTGTCGTAGCGGGCCAGCGTCTCCCGACGCAGGTTGCCAAGAACAGCCTTGCCGTGCAACAGGACGACGAAGTGCAGCAGCCTGCCGCTCGGCTCCGCCGGGTAGCAGCGTCCGTCCGGGTCGCTGGGTGTCTGTATCAGTTCCATGTCCGGCACGTGCTTGATCGTGCTGGTCTTGCTCACGGGCACCAACTTGCGCCCGTCCTGCGTCTTCAAAAAGCCGATTGCGCCGTCGTTGCCGTCAACGTCACAGTCCTTGTCCTTCTCCATTGTGTAGCCCCCCTATAATTCGCACCAGCTTGCGCTGTGCACCATACTCCCGGGCGTCCTCTGCCCGGCTCACGTAGATGTCGATCCGGTCGGTGGGCTTGCCGTTGATCCACTTGCGCTTGATCAACCCGCCGGTGTCTTCCGCCAGGTATCGGTGGCCGTCTATCTCCACCACGCTGCCCAGCGGGATAACGTTCGGGTCTACAGCGATCGTCCTGCCCTGTGCTGGCCACGTCCCCGTCTTGGTCTTACTGCCCGTGTAACTGTAAGCCGTGGTCAGTACGGTCATCTCCCGGTCCACCTGGTCTTGTGTGTCAATCTGCTGCGCCTGGCGCTGCGGTGGCTGGTGGTCGGCCGCCGTGGTGATCGGGTGCATGATGAGGAGCAGGGCGATGGCTGGGACGGCCAGCAGTCGTCTCGCCACGTCCTCACCCCCTTATTGGTCTGCTTCCGCCAGCCTTTTCTCAGCCCACTGGCGTTGTTCTTCGGGTATTCGCTCCCGCTCTAGCCGCTTGTTGCGCTTTATCTCCGCCCGGATCGCGTCCCTGGGCGGTATCCGCCGCCGCATCCTGGGCAACAGATCCCAGTAGGTGGTGGCGATCATCTTCTTGGCGGTTGCTGCCAGAATCGCCGCCGGGTTGCGGGTACCGGCGCTGCTGCGGTCGTGGTCGTGTCGCTTATTTGCCCGTGTGGCCGTCCGCCGTATGCTCGCCATTAGCAGAGCACCTCCGGACGTGCGCCGTTGGGCAGAACATTCTCGGCCGGGTCAAGCATCGGCCAGAGAGGCTCCTCTGCTGTGGGCGCTGCCGTCTCCCCGCTGGTGGCCGCTCCGTCGAAGTCAAACCGTTCCTGCTTGATCACGGCCTGCTGCTTGACACCTTTTAGGGCGTCCGTCCAAAATCCCCGGCGCTCTACGATCTCCAGGAAGTCCTCGAAGTCGTGGCCGACGCTGAAATAAATCAAGTCTCCATCCTTGTTGCTCTTGGCTTTGATATGGCTGAGTTCGTGGTCAAGCAATGCCTCCCGCCAGGGATAGTCGTGCGCCTCCCAGGCGGCCAAGTTAAGCGTGATCTGGACGTCAAACCCGGTCAAGAACTTGGTGCTGCCAGTGAGTACCTGCGCTGTCCCGTGGACAGTCCGTCCCCTGTTTGTCCACTCGTCCGTCCTGAACAGATAGCAGATCCTTGCCTCGTCCAGGTCCTGGTGGTGATCCCTGATTACGTCTTTAGCGGTTGCCCTAACCGCATCATTCACCCAATCAAACGCTGCCATCAGTATGTGCTCCTCTCTCGTCCCTTTAGTTCGGCGTAGCTGGCGACCTCGGGATGCCGTTCCCGGAATCTTACCCAGCCGATGATGTGCTGCTCGAACTCGTGGTGATTCTGGCAGAGCGGCATCAGGTTCTCTTCGGTGTCGCCGCCATATGCCCCCTTGCTCTTGATGTGAGCGGCCTGGGACCTGCCCCGGCATCCTGCCACAGCGCAGGGCTGCTGTCTTACTTCTGCGAGGAGCGCCTCGTTGATGATCCGGTGCGGCGAGTCCAGCATGCCTGCCCCCGAAAACAAAAGCGCCCGGTTGTCCCGAGCGCCCCTGTGATAGTTTCTCCTGCCACACAGTTTAAGGGCGCTCGCTCAAGATTGCAAGGCCAGATCGCTCATTTTTAGCTCAATATTATCTCCGTGAAATCGCAGAACCCATTCCAGTCCTGCCTTGGTATCGGCCGCAGGTAGACTTCGACGTGTCCGCGAATATCGCTCAATCTTCTGCTCACGGTTGCCCGGCTATAATGCAGCTTCCAGCCGATGGTTGAGATGGACATTCGTGCCCTGAAGCGCATCCTGTAGACCCTCTTCAGTGCGCCTGGCATGGTAGTGATCGCCTCGTCGATGGCGTCCAGCACACTGGTGATCTGCGCCCGCCTGATGGCCACGTTCTCCAGGGCGCTCCCAAGCTGGTTACCGTGTCTTGTGTCCCCTACGATGCTGCCCCCCGTCTTGCCAAGGAGCACGGCCGCCTCCATCCTGATCTCAATCAGGTTGGCAAGTATCCAGTTCAGTTCGTCTGTTTTCTTGTACCTCACTGGTCGGCGTGCCCCCTCTGCCTGATCGCCCCGCGTATTCGCTGATACCAGGCTACCTTCATCATCCCCTTCCAATCCGGCCTCTCCTGGTTCTCTCTCTGTTCAGGCTTTGGCCGCTTTGCTCCGAGTCTTGCCAGAATCTCGGGCTGTGTTACGCTCAGGTACTCGTAGAGGTTGATCATGGTGTTCCCCGTGCTTATGCCGAAGCACGGCGTGTCCGTTTGGTACCACCTCCCCGCACTGTCTTCGTGCGCTCCAGGAGCGATGTCTCCCGCCAGCGCCAGTTATCTTGATCCCAGAGGCGATCGACCACCTCCAGGTAATCCACCTCGGTGCGGTTCCAGGCCGCCTGCATGACCGAAGGCAATTCAACCACATTGATGCTGGCCGTTTTTTTGTTGTCTGCCTGGTGCGCTTTTTGGGCGGCTGACCAAATCGGCCAGGGGATCACGTAGTATCGCTCGTCGTTGTAGCACCCCAGGACGAAGGACGCCCCTCCGCTTTTCTCGTTGTCCGTCAGCCATTCCGCCTGGTTCTCTGTCACCCTATCCAGAGGCAAACGCGGGTCGATGGTCTTTTTGGCGTCGAAGGCAACCGTCAGGCAAATGCCGTTCTGTAGGCGGCAACTGCCCATGAAGTCCATGGGCGCTTTTTCCGTCACCTTGCAATCGATGACCTTGCCCCGACTATTTCGAATGGGCAGCCATTCCGTAGGGATCTTGGCGACGGTGGCCATGCCCATCCTGCGGTATTCCATGTTGCATTTCCGGAGCAGGTCTTCTAAGTCCCGGCCCCGGTTGGCGAGACCTCTCGGGTCTTCTATTCGCAGCACCATCTAATTCGCCACCTTGATTGCGGGCATCAGCATAAACTCCCTGCCGCAATGGCTACAGGTGAACTTGCCGCCGTCGAAGTCCATGATCTTGCCGCAAGCTGGGCAGTGTATAATCCGCCGCTCCTCGAAGTCTTCTTTGCGGTAGACCTGCAGGATCAGTTGCTCGTCCTCGTTCACGAACATCTCGATCGCCATCCCCTCGTTCATGTGCAGGACGTTCCGGATCTCCCGTGGTACTACAATTCGGCCCATGTGATCGATCCTTTTCACGATTCCTGTCGCTTTCATGCCTACTCCCATCCCATATCCTCCTAGCGTTGTGTGGTATGTTGTGTGATGTGTCGCAGGGCGTCTTCTAGTTCGTGATGCCGCTTTGGTGCGTAGACCTGCATGAACTTGCTCTGAGCGTAGGCGTCCCCCCAAACCACGATCTCCTTGCCCCACTGGTATGCCCATTCCAGTTCGACCGACGTCCCGATGCTGGGTACCGGGTGCAGCATCTCGCAGAGGACGATGTCTGCCTCTTCTACCTTGAACCGGCAGTCCTGGTAGACTTGCATGGGCGTCCATCCAGCACTCGCTTCGCCGATCGGTGGGTCGGTCACTCTGAACCCGGCCGCCTCCAACTTCTCCCGTGCAACCCTGCGCCAGGCCAGGGCTGTCTCCGGGTCTTCGTGCATGTCGATGCTGCCGATCAGGTAGACCGTCTTCATGGCTTGTCTCCTTCCACTATCTCCATAGCGCATCCCGCAACTCCCGCTCCTTACTGGCCGCGTCAAACAGCTTCGCATTGCTCTTGAGCGCCTCGTTGCTCTGCCGCAGGGATCTGATCTCCGCCTGGCTGGCGGCTAGGTCATCTTTTAGCCGCTCATTCTCAGCCTCAATCTGCCCCCAATAGCAACCTTCGTTGTGCCCTTCTTCATCCCCACCATGACAAGACGGACAGGAGCCATTCTCCTCAGCACTCTTAGCCCGCTTCATCCAGTAGTCGCCCTCCTCGATCTCGTCGGCCAGGACCCTCTCCCGTTCCCTACTGGCCGCCAAGTTGTCGCTCAGCTCGTCGCGCTCAGCCTCGCACATGATCGTTTGTTGATTATGGTATTTAGTGTAATGAGTTTGGGCGGCGATCTCGTCGGCCAGGACCAACTCTGTTACCATCCACTGGGCGTTCTCTTCTAAGACTTGTCCAGTAATTGCCATCTGACCACGCAGGAGATTTCTCCACTCCTCGTTCTTCATGATTTGCCCTCTTTGATCTTGGCCAGTTCTGCCATGGCGATCTCCAGTTTGATGCTGGCCGTGTGCCAATCTCTTCTGGCCAGGTGATACTCCCCCGGGCTGCCCTCCGTGTCGAGCTTGCTCATCCGGCTGCGGGCGTCTTCCCGCTCGGCGTAGAGCCGGACCAAGGTGGTCCCTCCCCCGATGCCTGCACAGAATACGGCTGCCAGGGCGGTCACCATGCCCTCCCGCTGCCCCCTCATCTCCGGCGTCAGGCAGACGTCGTCCAAAATCCGGGCGTATGAGTCCCGGTCGTCCTCTGCCGTCTGTCTCCATGCCCGCTCGTCTTCCCATAATTGCTTGTAACTCGGTCGCTTCATGCCTTATCCCCTCTCAGTCGGTAGTTGGCGTCCAGGCCGTTGACGACCACGATCCGCCCCTTGCTGCGCTCCACAATCCTGCTGCCCATGCCCTCGTCAATCCCGCACAGTTGCTTCGGGGTCAGTTCGGTGCTGATGATGGTCGGCAGCAATTCCTCATAGCGGTAGTAGATCACGTCGATGGCCACGTCGATGTCCCAGCCCCGGAACTGATCGGCGTCCTGGTCTGCTCCATGCTGGCGCTTGAACAGGTCGTCCCAGACCAGTACCGGGGCGTCTTTCAGTTCCTGAATCTTCGGCTGCACCCGGCCCCGCTGGGCGACCAGGTCCTTCAGCTCGCCCATGCCGTCTTTATGCCTGAAGTATCTAACTGGCGTGCCTTGGCCGAGAAGTTGGTTGGCGAGGGCGATGCAGAGGTGGGTCTTGCCGCTCCCGGGCTGGCCACAGAACAGCAGGCCGTTCTGGTCGGTGTTCTGGATCTCGTTGAACTGGTCGGCGTAGTCCTTGGCTGCGGTGTAGAGCTTGCGGATTATAGGTGGCCGCCCATCCTGGCGGAAATTCTCGAAGGTTTTGGCCTGGAAGGCCGGTGTGATTCTGCTGTTTTCCTGTGTCTCCTGCATCGCCCTGATCCTCTGGCAACTGCAGACCCTGGCCGTGGCCTCGTCGGTTAGCTCCAGCCCAGTGCCGTGGCATCTCGGGCAGTCATCCCTTGTAGACGAACTGGTCAAAGTCGACCTCGTCGAGGCGTGTTCTTGCATCTTGGCTATCGTAGTGCCGATTCGGTGTACCTCTGCCATTTTCTGCCCCCCCATTGCGTTCCTGCCGCAATCGTCGTATAATTCCAATTGTGTAGTCCTCACGTTTCGACGGGTATCTGGAAAGGTGTGTCTTCAGGCCCTGGATCACGATAGGCGCTGAATAGGCTGCCCATTTGTCCATGGTCCTTCGGATCACACTTTCGGCCAGGCTGCCACCTTGCCGGGTGCGCCTGATTGCTGTCCAATAGTCGTCGATCGTCCCTAGTTGTTCGGGTGAGTATTTTGCCCGTAGCTCCTCTATGCCAAGAGGGGCTATTTTCTTTGGTGGATCTTTTCCGGGTGACTCCCCTGGCGGTGCCTCGTCGCCAGGACGGTCTTTTACGATCTCTTGATCTTGATCTATATCTCTATCTAGATCTAGTTCTAGATCTCCTGCGTTACATTGGCGTTTCAATGGCGTTTCATTATCCGCTGAATCTTCCCTGGTCTTGGCCGCCCTATGGCGTCTCACCCGCTCTGCCACGGCCTCTGGCTTGTCTGATGGCTTGTTATATTGCCTCGCTTGAAAGTTCATAAGTACGACGATTTCGTTTCTGATTTCTATCATGCGTAGCCTTGAAAACTTGATCAAATATTTTTTTAATGTGGCCCGCGTGACGTGTATTGCTTTTGCCAGCGCATCCTCTGGGTAGGGAATTTCTTGGTCGATGCAGATCTCCCCGCGCACCTTGGATTCTGCTGCTAAGCACATCAGGTTTATCCAAGCCCGGAATTCGGCATCAGATAGCGCCTGCATTTTGGGGTCAGTCCTGATCTCGGTATAGAGCTTAAGCCATGGCATTTTATTCATGCCTCTGTCTGCCCTCCCCCCTTGGTTGTATGTGTTAACTCAGATTGCTTCCTGGTACTACTGACATTCGATGCCATTTATTAAATTCCTGCTAATTTCGGTTTTTTTTTTTTTATTGTTTTTTTTTCTACTTGCTTCCATTATCTAGCTTTTGCTGGGTATTGCTACCTAACCTGACGATTGACTGCCATTCCTGATTATGAAATGGCAGTCAGATCAGATTTTGGTGATGCTAGACCAGCGCCGCTGCCAGCCTCTCCAACTCGTCCCGCTTGTGCAGCACATTCAGCCATCGCCCCGGGATTGCCTCGGCTCCGTAGTAGGCTCCGGCCAGGCCCCCGGCGACCGCTCCGATGGTGTCGGCGTCGCCGCCCAGGTTGACCGCCTCGACCACGCATGCCTCAAAGGTCTCGGTGTGCAACCAAACCCAAAGGGCGCAGGCCAGTGTGTCCAGGCTGTAGCCGGTCGGGCGCAAGCCATCCCCGGCGGCGTTCGTCAGCCAGGTCCTCTCAAGCGGGTTGACCAGCGCCGCCTCCGCTCCGTCCAGCAGCGTTGTTTTCGCTGTTCTGCTTGTGTCTTCCGCCGCCAGGCGTACCAGGATATTATAAAAGGCGCTGCTCCAGAAGGCTATTGATGCCGGGTGCGTCATCCTCGTCACCGCGATACTACGCTCGACCATGGTCTCCTGCCGCCAACTCTTGACGAGGGACAGCGGCAGCGTCCGCATCAGTGCTCCGTTCCCGGCTGCCCGGTCGCCCAGGCGGTACATCTGGCGGCCCACCTTTGCCCAGCAGCCGCATTCCTTGTACATTTCCATGGCCATGACGGTGGTGTTGCCGACGTCGATCGGCCTGCTGTCGTACCATTTAATAAAGCGCCTGCCGATCTGGTCGATCGGGCTGGCCGGGGATGCCAGCACCCCCCATCCGACGGCCAGCATCATCTCAGTGTCGTCGGTGACCTGCCCGGGGCTGACGTTCAGCCAGCCCCCGCCGATCATGTCCACCACCGTGCCGTGCCTGGTCTGAATCTGCTCTCTCGTCATATTCTCCAGCGGTGCCCCCAGGGCGTCCCCACATGCCAGTCCCAGTATCGCCCCTCTGACAGCGTTCTCTCTTGTCTTCATGGTGTACCCCTTTCTCTGCGCGCTTTTTTCATGTTGTTTGCGCGCTGTATTCGTATTTCCTGCGCGCTTTATTCGCTGCCCGGGGTGCTCCTCAGACAACGGGTTGCTACCCATATAGCATCGTATGGATAACCCGCTGCTCCTGGATGACCGCCGCCGCCGTATCTCTTGGCGATCTCCGAAACGTCCACCCCGCCGGTCCGGGATCTCAGGCTGATGGCGCTGTGCCTGGGCTGGATGATGGCGGCGTATTGGGCCAAGGGGTGCTCGGCCAGCAGGCGCTCGCCGACGGCGCTGGCGTATTCGTCGGCGTAGCAGACCACCATCGTGCGCCCCTCAGGGTCGATAAACGTCTTGGCCTCGGTCTTCTCCAGGTAGCGCTGCTCCCGCTCCCGCTCCAGGTCAAGGACGATCTGCTCGGTATCGGTGAACGCCGTCTCCGGGTTGGCAGCGAACCGGGCGATGAATCGCTCCCTGCCCATGACGCCCAGCAGCCGGTTCAGTTCCCTGCTTTGCGGTACCTTGTGCTGCCAGCGGTCGTAGTCGTCAATCAACAGCGCCAGGGTGCTGTGTTTGAACAGCCCGTCGATCCGGGGCCTCTGCCTATTCAGCCAATCGTAAAACAGCGTAGTCCCGCAGCGGTTCTCGTCAACGTGCGCCCAGGCGTACTTCTCGGCCATCCAGGCCGCCGTCTTGTGGTGGTCGAGCAGCACCAGCCTGGCGTGGATGCGGTCGATGTAGCGTGCCGTATCCTCGTCCAGGCTAAGATCTGTAATGCAGATGTCCGCCCCCGGGTGGTCCTGCATCGCCTGCCTGGCGACCTGGTTGACGTCGTCGTAGTTGGCATGGTAAATGGTTCCTTCTGGTTTCCAAAACCGGAACAGCACGGCGCAGCCGATGCCGTCCAGGTCGGTGTGGGTAATCAGCACCGTCTTGTTCATGGTTATCTCCCCCCGTGTATGGCTAACTGGTCCTTCTGGAATATACGCACCCCGGCGATCTCCCGGGTGCCTGCCCGGATCGCCATGTTGATCGCCTGGTTGTTGATCAGCAGGTACTCTCTCGGGATAAGGCTCTCATCCATCACCTCGAACGCCCAGACCTGCTTGACGCTGCTGCTACCCAGCCTCCCGGTGTAGCTCGTCACGGCAGGCTGCGGCTTGCATGGCGCGGGCGGCCCAGCGTAGACGTTGTCCGCATCAGAACCCGGGGCCGGCCCTATGTCGTCCCAGGTGAGGTCCAGCGGGTCAAGCGCCGCCAGCCGTTTCTCTTCCTCTTTCTGCCGCTCCTCGGCCTCCCTCTGGCGTGCCTGCTCCTCTTCCGCCCGCTTGCGCTCCTGCTCCGCCAGCCGCTGGCGTTCCAGGCCATGGAAGGTCAGCACCTTCTGCTTCAGGACGATGGTGGCCGCATCCAACGGTTTCTCGATGGTCTTGAAGGCGTCGTTGACCTGCCTGACGCTGTCATTGAGCGGCTTGACGATCGACGTCCGCCGTGTCTCGAATTGCGCCTTGCTCTGGGCGATGAAGCCCATCAGGTTGGTGGCCGCCATTACGTGGTCGGCCTCTTCGACGATCATCCCTTCCGCCTTGGTCTGAAAAGCCGTCGCTTGGATGACCAGCATGTCCACTTCGTTGAGGATCTGCAGTTCGTTGCCCATTTCGTTGTCCCCCTTAAATTATAAGGGGAGCCGACCTTGTGGCCGCTCCCCTGGTATCCAGACTAGGCTGTTTTCTGGCTGTGCCAATCATCTTGTTTCTTGCCCTTCTTGCCTGCGCTACCCTGCCCCCCGAACATGACCGCCTGCTCAGTTGGCGCTGCGGCCGGGTCGGTCGGTGGGATACTGGTCCCGTCAAATATGGTCTTGGCTGCGGCGAGTCCGTCGTCCGCTCCATCCAGGTTGCCGCCGCAGTGCTCATCGGTAATCCGCTGCAGGGTTGCCTCGAAGTCGTCTTTCGGCTCCGGTCGCTTGCCCTCTGGTTCAGAATGGGGCGCTCCGTCGCTGGCCTGGGCGTCCTGAAGCGCCAGCACCTCTTCTGGTGCCATCATGCCCAGCGGAGGGGCCGCCTCGTCCACGGGCGATTCTGTGGCCTCTGCTGCTAAGCTCTCCCGCTCTGCCGTCGCTGCCATTGCCGCCGCTGCGGCTACTTCGGCAGAATCCTTTTCAAGCTGCGCCAGGCCCTCGCTCACCTTTTTGTCTTCCAGCATCCTGCTGTACTCGGCGATCACCTGATCCCGCTGCTCGTCGGTGCCGGTCGCCATGGCCTCATCCAGCTCCGGCGTCTTCTGTCCACCCAGGGCGATGATCATATCCAGGATCTTGGCGTTCTTGCGGTTGGTGACCACCTGCTCCAGCCCTGCCAGGAGCTTGTCCTTGTCCAGGATCGGGCTGGCGAGCACGGCCTTGCGCTTGGCCGGTAGGGTGCCCAAGTAGTCCCAGGCCGCATCCAGGCGCTCGTCGATGGTGGGCCGCTTCTTGTCCCCCTCAAACCGGGCGTCGAACCGATCCAGCATCTCGTTGCCTTGTTGGGTGTGCGGTGCCAATTGCGCCGGGGCATTGGTCTGGAGCGGCTCGTCCAGCACGCTCTCCGGGTATAGGTCGTCGGGTGCCTCGTCCATGCTGACCTCGGGCAGCCCCAGGCGCTCCGCCAGCGGCTTGCGGGCATCGGCCAGGATCTCGGACAGCTTCATCTGATCGCTGGCGATGTCCAGTACGTAGATCACTTTTTTCTTGCCCTCGACGGTGGCGTCTTTTGGGTGGACAACCAACTTCAGCGGGATCATGGAAATCCGGCCGCCGGTCAGGCTCCGCACAAAGTCCAGGGCGCTATTCAGGTTGACGATGGTGTTCCAGCTTGATGTGTCGATCTGCCAGGTTCCCAGGCCGGGCACCTCCGGCAGCAGGAACTGCAGGCTGCCGACCGGGCGGCAGTGCTTTTTGTGCGCCCACTCGCAGGTTGCTGGCTCGCACTTGCGCTCCTGCATCGCTCCGCCCTCGATCATCTCCACCGCCGTCTCTCCGTCGCCCTTGCAGATCAGCCCGGTGCCCTTGCCATAGCGCCGGTAAAACTGCGGGAAGAATTTGTCCTTGTCCTCGGTCGGAAACAGGACGTCGATCACCTTCGGCTGCTCGCCGTAGACGGCGTGGAAAGCCGCCGCTGCCGTGTCGCTGGTGCTCTGGTCGCCGTTGCAGACAAAATAATCCACTGCAGCAGGGTAGTCGGACTTGCCGTCTTTTGTTTGTTTTTTGATTCCCAGGCGTATTTTGCCGATACGCGGGAGCCTTCTGACTTCACTGATTCCCTTGATCGCCATGTGTGTCCTCATCCTCTCTTTATATTATGGTATATGATGCCATAATTTGGGGTGGTGCCTTGTTCTCAATAGGTTATCTTTGATATATTCGCCATTGCTTATCTAAGTCCTGCTTTTTCTACCATATGTAATGAAAAAAACCGCCCTATTGGCGGCCTTTTCCGATGTTCTTTTATGACCGGCCGAGGTGCTCCAGATGCGCCTGAATCGCCAGGTCGTATTCTTCGCTGCGGCTGGCGCTCCTGTCCCCGGCT